TTCGACTTTAATACTACGTCCAATCTGTGGTTTGCCTACCTTCATACGAGGGGCGTATTTGTTTTCTTTAACTTTCTCTTCAAAGAGTTCTTTATCTTCTTTGTTGAGAGGTGGCGTTACTTTCTTAGTACGCTGAGCCTTCCGTGGGCGGGACGGGTTGACCTTCTCCACCTTGTTGTCCTCCTAGTGCTGGGTTTTTACTTGGGTCCATCATTGGTGATCCCATCTGAGCCTTAGCTAGATCAACTTGTTGTTCTTGTTGAACTGCTTGTTGCTGTTCTTGTTTCACCTCTTGCATACCTCGTACAAGGTTAAGTATATCTATACCTTGTGCAACTGCAAGTCGTTTAATAACTTCCTCAGGGTTTATGTATTGCTGAGTAGCTTCTGGTCCCATGGTTTGTGAGATCATTGTAAGGAATTGACCAAGACTCTCACGATCTTGTCCCCTACCTAATGCATTAACACCTGCCACTATGGTAGGTTGTACAATACCTTTAGGTAACTTAGGAATATCACCAGTTTTTTGGAAAACACTTAGCTTTCTATTCAGGTATGGTGTTAGGAATTCAATAGTTAACACACTGAAGAGTCCTCCGAGTTGTTGCTCTAGTTCCATCTGAGTCATCCTGACTTCCTCTGCTGTAGTACGTTCTGATTGACGTACATTTAATATGAGGAATGCTTCTGATAATCTTTTCTCTAAGGTTTGCATTAATTGATAAGCTGTAGCAAAGTCAGCTTGCTTACCTACCTGTACTACACCTATGTCATCTGGTCTACCCTGTACGATAGCACCATTACCTGCAGATGCAAGAGTTTGTGGTTTAGTAGTACTTGAAGGTGAGACAACAAACACTACCTTAGCAGCTGCTGCACTCCCTTCAGTGATAGCTTGTGACAGAGCTTCAAGTGACTTAAGGTCACCCATAAACTCTTCCACTCTACCACGTCCATAAGGTTCTCCATCTAAGGTATTGAATCTTAGAGGTAACCATGGTGTTGAATCAATAGGTGCTTTACTCATGGACTTAGGTATAACTCTATCGTTTACCTCTTGGTGCCATAAGAATCTATTGTTATCACGTGTGACGTGTGTATATACATCCACGTCTTCACTGTCTTTTTCTCCATCTTCACCCGGTGAATTAGGCTGAGACATTAAGTCGCCTTCAAAATCGGGTAATAATTTTTTGCTAATTTTTTCTTTGGTAACAATTTCAATCACGTTACCGTTGCCATCTCTCTCTAAAACATAACGATGTAGAGGGAAAAGCTTTAAACCTTCTTTACCCATAAAGACAAGAGCGTTACCTGCTACTACCAAATGCTTAAGTGCTTGGTGTATAACAACACGATCATCTGATGCTGCGATAGCATCCATGATAGTTCTCTCTATCTTTGCAAAGGATAAATCTAATTCTGTTTTAACTTGAGGTTCTACTTGACCTAGCATACCATCGTTAACTTGTAGTTTAAAAAAACTTGTGTTAACTGGTACGAGTGCAAGTTGCAGTTTAGCTGCTAGAGTGACTACTCCTTTAGCCCCAACTGATTGCCAAGGTGTTGGTAATAACTTAGCACTTTTATAAGAATCCTCTTCTCCACGAATTAGATAAGGTATTGTTAGCCTTGCTGCCTCTTCCGCTATGTTTAGAAACTGTGAACGGTTGGTTGATAAATTGTCATATCTAGTTTTAGCTGACATTATACATTAAGGGATATGATGTTGGAATTTCTTTTATTACTTGGTGGTATTGGACCCATAATAATATTATTTTTACGTTTAAACTGACCAGTACCAGTGGTAGATTCTCCTGATTTGGATTTTCTAGTTCTCTTTAATCTCACACCTTTAGCTGATCCACCTACTCTTTCTGTAGGAACACTACGTTTAACTACATTATCTTGATAATCAGGTGGTGTAATACCCTTAGCTGTAGCATCAAATAATGTTTTAGCATCTCCGTATTTACTTGTATCCTTTATGTCAGAGTCAAGGTTAGGCAGGTAATCACGGGTTTCATCAGATACTTTTATTTTATCTGTACCTAATGCCTCACCGAATACTTCACCTATGCCACCTATACCTCCTATTATACCATCTATACCTCCTGTACCACCTGTACCTCCTGTACCTCCTGTTTCTGTTCCTTCTCCTTCTCCTAATACTGGACCTACACCTACACCTACACCTTCTATTTCTGGAAGTACTTCTTCTACATCAGCTTTACCATAATCTTGAGTATTTTCTTTCAATAAACCCCATTGATTAGTAGTGGTTGTCTTGATTGGGTTACCATCTGAATCATAAGTAGTAGATGTTTGAGGTAAATAATCTGAACCAGTCATCTTTATTCTTTCTACATCTGTTTCCCATCGCATCTTAGGACTACCATCAGGGTTCATAATGAAATTACCATCAGCATCTGTAGCATGATCAACAAGACCCATCTCTTGATTAGCAAGCTTCCTATGAATATTAGTAGCACCAACATTGTTAACACCACCACCATAGTCACCCATGTATTGTGCATCTTTTTGCATTTTAACTTTATCAGCTACTTCCTGTTCACCTAAGTCATCTGCAGTCATCATGCGGAAGACATCAGCCTCGGATGCGTCAGTGAAGACATCATCAGCTGTACCTGAAACACCATCTGCTCCTGCAAGTGATGTATCAGCTAAACGTTGAGCATCACTAGAATGTATACCTAACTCAGATGATAAACGGTTTCTGATATTAGTTTCTTCCTGTTCGTACTCATCTCCAGTGTGTTGTAGTATTCTATTGAAATCATCTGAAGTATCACTAGCTGAATGGTGTTCAGTACCACCGCTAGTCATCCAGTACTCTAAGCCAGCTTCATCTGCATCTCTACCATAGTTTTCATGGTAACCAGTACGGTATGTAGCTTCTTCACTAGTAACAAAATGTTTAGCTATATCTTGTATAGAAGCACCACTTGAGAGTTCTTCATCCCAATACTCTTTACCATCAGCATCTGATGCTCTACCAAATCCTTGTGTATAAAGATCTTCTACACTAATGTTAGCTGCATCAGTATCACCTGATATTATACTTTCTAACCAACTCTTACCCATGGTGTCATCGGAACCACCCCATGTATCACCTCTAGCTACAGCAGTATCTGATTCAGATAAGCCAGCTATGTTTTGAAGGGCAGCCACGGTAGAATTACCTGCTGAAGCATTAGCATTGGCAATAAATTCATTTGCCTCTGGTGTACCAGCTACTAAACCTTGAGCTTCTAGTAAAGCTGTAGCCTGATTATTATAACTAGCTGTACTTACTACGTTATTTAAAGGTTGGAAGCTATTGTTAGTAGCATCGGCACTCATTAAAGCACCGTAATTATATCTGTATGGCATTATAGTATAGCTCCCAATGTTGGTTTAACAAGGTTAGTTACATTAGTTGTAATTGTATCGTCACGTGTTACTGCTGGTATTTTTACAGGTGCTTCAGTTAACCAATGAGAAGGTAGGTTAGTCGGCTTTTTAGGGTGACCAATATTTCTAATTGTAATTGAAGGTGCTTTAATTTTAGCTGGTTCATCACGCATCCTAGCTGTTATACTTTCAGGAGAACCATACTTCTGTGGGTTGAAGTATAACTTATCATTTTGATCAAGCCACTTAGCTTTATTAGCCTTACCTTCAGGTGATTCTCTAAGATAATTTTCTACGACATCTAAACTGTGACCTTCGTTCGTCCAGTAATTTAAACCCTCTTGACCTGCTGCTCTACCAAGATACCTATGGTATAGTTCATTGACAGAAGATTCATTAACTATTCTATTACCATCTGAATCATGTAACTTTTGTACAGTTGGACCTACTCTTATATCCATTACTTCTGGCTCAGCTGGAGGTTCAATGGTACGTGTTACTGGGTTACCATTTATATCTTCTTTAATAAGACCAGCAATGGAATCATAATAAGTCATAGTATTAGTTTCAGTATCAAACTTCATTGATTTATGAAACTCCCATGCATCCTTATCATCGGCGTTTGCTTCATGATCTTTGTATGGTGTTATAAATCTTGATGCCCAACTTGCTAATCTATCCCTTTCATCTAAAGTTAGCTCTGAATGGAAACGTCTAGCATCACGTACTTCCTTAACAGTAGAATAGTCTTGATGATAGTTATCGCCAAACACATGCTGCCTCATAGCATTGAGTATTGGCTGGTGGTGGTTATTATAATATCGATAGTCTGATTTAGATCCATGCTCAAAGTATTTATTAAGCACGGTTCCATCTGATTGCAATCCCATCAAGTTTTGGAAGATTTCAGTTGTGCTTTTATCGTCCCATTTTTCATAGTTCTCAGTGTTTTCTCCGTACCATTCTCTCTGTATATCTAGTCCCCAGTTCAGATCTTCTCTAAGATCTGCATCGAAACCAGTGATAGTTTTTGTCTTTACCCACTGACCATCTTTAAATACATTTACTTCTTTATCCTTTGCCCAGTGAATAGAATCGTCACCATGATAGTAGTCTTGGTACTGACGTAAGATATCATATCTCATCTGAGCATCAGCTTGGTTCCATTGAGATGTGTTGATATCCAGACGTAGTGTTTTGTTTACATCAACGTTACCGTCATTGTCGTATTTAGTAGGGAATAAGTCTCCTATCAAACCAGATTCAATTAATCCTCTGAAATCGTAGCCTCTACTACTTGTGTCTAAATCCTTGCGCTCAAATACTTGATCCCATGTCATTTGTCCACGATATGTACTATCTTTATCACCACCTTTATTCTCAGCCTTTCCTAATGCAATTTCTGCTGCATCGGCTTCACGCCATCCATGTCTATGCGATACTAAGTATTTACCAGTACGCCAATTATCATTAGGTGGTATCCATCTTTGGTTACTATCAAAGGGCATCGCTTCTTACCTCTTCCATTCTATGGACAATCCACTCAACCACAGAGCGTTGTCCAGATCTGTACATAATTTTTTGCATTGAATCCTCTGGGTTTGGTGTGATTGGTGGAAAGTTCTCCTCTAATTCTTC